TACTATTGGCCCCTACTGTTGGCCCCTACTGTTGGCCCCTACTGTTGGCCCCTACTGTTGCCCCCTACTGTTGCCCCCTACTGTCTTGATAATAACAGTACTACAAGACTTATGTAATTTATACCGTTGAAGATTTATACGAAAAGATAAAAGATTTAAAGAATTTATATGTATTTGTATATCACAATATATTATGAGTTTCTTTTTCTTTTTATCACTCGTCTTATGTGTTGTTTCTGGTAAATTTACTATCAAAGTTATTAGTACACCTATTTATAATTTTGTTCCATTTGCTGGTTTACATAAAATTGTTCTTTTGAAAGAAGGTAAATTTGAAAATGAAACAAATTATAATGATATTTTTGCTGTTGATTTTTGTCCTTCGGGTAATATTCGTTCTCCATTTTATGTCAAAAAACTTCTTTCAGGAAAATCCGTTGAAGGAAAAATTCGTGTATTTCGTTTCAATGAAATCAATCATAAAAAACTTGTTCGAGAACTTTTTTATGATAATCTCGATATAAATAATTTAGAATTATTAAAAGAAATTGATCCCGAACTTTGTTCTATTATTCAATCTTGGGATTCCAATTTTCAATTGTATAATCATAATTGTCGTGATTTTAGTCGTTATTTACTCAAAAATTATTGAATCGATAATAAATAATCAATATTGTAATTTTGTAGTAATACCATATAAAAGTTCTCCAATATATATATCTAGAATGGAAGAAAATAATATTCTTTCCGAAATTTTTGAACAAGAGAACCAACATAATACTTTTATTAATGACTCAAAACAATCTATTAATTGGTTCATTATGAATTCAAATTACAAAAATGCTTTTATTGTTTTTATTAATCTTTTACATAAGACGAATTCTGACGAACATAACGAAATTATTGAGTTTTATTATAAACTTTTATATGATAAAATCAAATAATTTATTATATCATACTGATTATCGTGTAAAAGTAATTATAATTATTATATTTTAGATTCATCGAGCAGGAGGTTTTTTGGACGTTTGAAAAGTATTCTGAGATTTTTCATTTTGGACATTTTAAAAATGTCCATTTTCAATTCCTGCGGCAGCTTTTATTTTTTATTTTTTTTATTTTTGAGTTTTTAATATTTTTAATAGTGTTACCATATATGGTAATAAAATAATATTATTGAAAAATACAAAAAATATTTTTTTGAAAAAGTAAAGAAATAGTTACTAATTTTTTTCTCCTTCAAAACGACTTAAAGACAATTTCATGAGTATAAATATGTCGTATTTTTTATTCAAAAATCGATGCGAAATTTGTGAAGTGGGTTTCAAGCTACCTTATTTATTGGAACGTCATTTTTTGACACTGAAACATAAAACACGATGTTTGGGAGAAAAAAATGAGCGGGTAGGAGAAAAAAATGAGTCCGAAAAAAATGATTCAAAATCTGAAATAACATCTAACATGATGTCATTAATTACACCTTCAGAAATTTCTGAAAATACAGGGAGAAAAAATCGAGAAAAAGGAGAAAAAAATGAGTCCAATGTTTTTAACTCACAATTCATGTGTGATTTTTGTAATTTTACTTGTAAATATCCAAGCAATTGGGTTAAACATATGAATACAATAAAACATAATGAACGCATATTGAAACGTAATCTGGATTTAGATTCAGAAAAAATATATAATTTTCAATGTTTTGGCTGTGATGAAAAATTTGATAAACAATATAAACTTAAATATCATAAAAAAAAATGTTGTTTCAAAGCTTCTATGAATTATCCAGAAGAAATTATTTCCAATATTTCCAATATTTCATACAATGAAAATGATCTTATGAACTCTACAGAAATGGTCAAAATTCTTATCAAAGAGAACCAAGAATTACGTAATTTTGTTATTGAACAAACCAAAGAACATACCAAAGAACAAATCAAACAAAATGCCAATATTATTGAACTTACCAAAACCGCTATTATGAACAATTCAGGTGGGTATAATAATAACACAAATACGAATACAAATAGCCATAATACGAATAGCCATAATAACACACAATTTAATATTCAATTATTTTTGAATGAAAAATGTAAAGATGCTTTGAATTTAAGTGACTTCATTGATAACATACAAGTTACGAATGAAGATTTGGAGAACAATGCTACAAATGGATTTGTAAAAGGGATTTCCAATATTTTGATAGAAAATCTTCGACAAGTAAGTTTATATGAACGTCCAATTCATTGTACAGATGTAAAAAGAGAAACAATGTATATTAAAGAAGAAGATGAATGGAAAAAAGAAGAAAATACAAAAAAAATGTGCGAAGCCATTCAAGAAATTACTCGTAAAAGTCTTTTACAATTTCAACAATGGAAACTAGAGAACCCTGAATGTAATGATTTAGATAGTGAAGCAGGTGTAAAATATATAGCTATTTCTATGAATTCAATGGCAGGTGGAAACCGAGACGAATATTATAATAAAGTTATCAAAACCGTTGCAAAAGAAACAAAATTGGAAAAGAATATGTAAACAGCCGAAGAATTTAAGAATGGTTATTGAAGCATTTATATATTTTTATTGTTTTTTCTGACGGACTTTACCAGAATAATACCCAAATGTTGAGTTATGAAATATTTCAAAATATTGGATCTAACTTTTTCTTCACTACATTCCATAATTCGTGATATTTCGAGATTTGTACGTATTGTCGTAAAATCCTGATCAAATTTGTATCGAATACAACGACGAGTAAATGGATCTGCTGTTTCTTCGATATATTCCCATAGTGTATTGGATTCATTCATTTCTATTTTAGATTCTTTATTCGCAAGTGCTTCATTATTATGAGCAGCTCTTTCATAAATAGTATTGCGTAATTTTAATCGTTTTTTCGAAACATTTACAATAGGTGATAAATCAGTCATTCCTTTGTATAATTGGCCACGAATATGATGTATGGCATATAAATGAAACATTGCGGATTCCTTTGTAGGATTGTATTTACGAATTGCGTTTAATAATCCAATTCGTGAATAGATGGAAATTTCATAATACGGTATATGTTTACATTTGTAAAAATGCTTTTTTTTGAAATTTGAACCTATTTTTATTGCCCACTGTTCATAATTTTTATACAAAACGGCTTCCACCAAATGTTTGTGTTTTGTAGGTAAATTTTTATTCATTATAACTTTATTGATAAGACCCAATTGAGTATTCGACAAACCCAATACAACCATAGGTAAGAGAAGTAACATAGTGATTCCGATCATTATATTATTATTTTATAATGAATTGTATTTATTTTATTTTGTAATTCAATTTTTTTCAATAAATATTTTGAATAAAATTGATTTTTATTATTTATAAATATAATAATTTCAATAAACGATGAACACTGAATGGATCCACGAATATTTGAACAATGTGCCCTCAAACGAAACAACCGAATCTACCAAAATAATAATGATGAAAATGTGTGATACGATTCTTCGTATGGAAAAATATATATATAATTTAGAAGACAAAATAGAAAAAATGACACATAATCATCTATCTGAAAAAAGAATGACACGATCTATCCCTGATTATATACCTACTCATAGTATTTCCGAATGGATTACATATTGTCCAATCAATAATGATCATATGGACATTATTTTTAATAATACTATATTAGAAGGGTTCAAACAATATATACAATATTGTATGGATTTCTCTTCAACCATGTTACTTCCATTATCAGTAGTAGATGGAAAACCTAAAAAAATATATGGATTTGATTTGGTAATAGAGGATTCTGATTCTGAAGTAGATGTATCTGATATTCATTTATCTGAAAAAACGGAAATCTTCAATGGTTTAAAATGGCAACCTATGACAGAAAAACATATTCATTTATTTATTGAAGATATTTGGCGTAAAATGTTGGAATTTTATTATACAAATCCAAAACATTCAAATGAAGACGAAACACAAACTGATTTAAATAAAAAGAAATTATTGAGTATGCGAAAAATACTTGTCGAAAAACATGAAAAAGAAATAGAACGATTCTTAATCAAACAATTGAAACAAAAAATATAAACACATGTCTTATGATATATCTATATGTTAGGATTCATGATTTTTCGTACTAAAATTTGGATAAATCGTTTTTTTGAAAACCGATATTTTTTATTTGTCGTTTCAAAATTACCAATTCGATGGGTGAAATGGTTAGGTTTATTAAAAAAAACAACAGAACCTATAAATCCAGTTCTCGAATATATAAATAAAAATCGTATTAAACTAAATAAATCTTTTGAACGAGAACAACAACAATTAGGTATGATAATAACCGATGATAATCCGAAAAGTTTTTTTTCATCAAATATTGAATGTGAAATTTATAATAAAAAACATTTGAAAGAAATACTGTCGGATCCAAATAATCACTTAGAGAAAGCTTGGAAGAAACGTATTTTAATAGAAAGCACACCTCGGGGTAATATTTATATGTATTATGATATTTTCAAACATGGATTTTCTTATTATTCTGATCAAACTGGTATTCCTTATACAATTTTGAATGCTGTAGCTATGAAATATGTTATGATATTTTTTTGTCGTGATTTTTATTTGGATGAAGCAACTCTTCCTATAGGTAAAATGTCACCATTGGTGAATGTATTTTTTTACGATGATGAAGAAGAAATGAAAAAAATAAAAAAAGAGAAAAGAGAGAAAAATGGTATCCCTGAAATTGATATTAAAAAAGGACCTTTTTTGAAATTAAAAGATTATTCCAAAAAATCTTATCATGTTTTAAATCATAGTAAAATTAGTGTTAAAACAAAAAAAACGATTGCTTCAATTATATATGATGTATATGAAAAAATATTGAATTTTGTTATGAATTTGAAGTCAAAATCAAATACTGATACTGAAATTTTGTCTGATATACCAGACAATATTGAAAAAAAAACGATGAAAGAGCTTATGACAAATAAATTTATTTATTTGGGACATTTACATAATTGGCAACCTTTACAAAAAATATCTATAACTACAAAAGAAGTAAATAGTATTACAAAATTTGATACTATGTTTTCCGAGAACCATCATATTTCTTATAGAGATTGGATGAATATAAAGTCAAAAACATAGGAGTACACGAATGAGCGATTCGTGAAAAACTCTATGTCGATTCCGATTTCTGTTTTTTCCATCTTAAAAAACCAACTGTTTTTTCAACGGTAAATGATGTACCCAAATGTTGTTTTGCGATTTCATATCCAACTCTTTCTTTATCTGGTAAAGAATCTATATATTCATTGATAATGTTTGAAAGAGATTCGGATTCTTTTGTTTCATTTGATGATGTTGAATTCATTATGGTTGTATACTATAATTCTAATATGTAATACTTTTATTTATATATTACATACAAATACAAGTATTAAATCAATTTTTAGAACAGTTCGAGCCCATTACAATATTCAACGGACATTTTTTTCTATTATATTTTTGTATTATATTATATATAATAAAATGTCTATTGTAACATTAAAACGTAAAACCTACGCTAAATATAATAATAATAGTGTTTCACATCTCAATTTTTCTTTGAATGGAACTCATCGTAGTCAAGGGTATGTAGGTCAAGATACACGTGGACGTAGTTTACCCAAAACAATTATGAAAGGGAATACACCCAAAGGACACGGTGGTTGTTGTGGTAAATATCTAATCAAACCAATTGTTCAAAGTGCGGTAACATCATTGAATAATCCGAGTGTTATCAAACCATCTGTTATCGGAACTTATGGATTGATTGAGACAAAATATCGCTGGATAGATCGTCCTCAACCATTTTCTACTACAAAACCTAATAGTTCTTTTAGCAAAATTGTAGGGACACAACAACAATACATTGAAAAATTATCAAAATTGGCATTGAATGCTGCAAATAAATCGTCATGTCAAATAAATAAATATACTCCTACAAAATGTAAATCTACATTTTTTACGAATCGTAATAGTCAAATTAACAACTTAAAACATAATTGTAATTCACTTACAAAAGATATTACAAATCATACTACTACACCTAAAAATGGTGTAGCAATGGAAAATGGTATTTATATTAAAAAAATAAATGAAAAATGTGGTTATTTTGATAAATTATCTTATCCAAAATCTACAAAAGGAACACCTGTTGGTTGTCATTAAATCATCGATGATTTTACCATTTCAGTGTGTGTCTTACATGGTATAATTTCTTTACACATTTGAAGAATCAAAATGTCTTTAAGGCGTCCCATTTCAAATCTTCACTGGTATGAATACTTCACTGGTATAAAATATAATATATATTATGGCAAATCCCACAGGATTTATTGTCAATAATGCGAATTATACTAATAAAGATTTAAATACTATTTTTTCACCTTATGTCAGTGGTACTCAAGCAACTGCCACAGGATATATTGTCAATAATGCGAATTATACTAATAAAGATTTGAATACTATTTTTGCACCTTATGTCAGTGGTACTCAAGCAACTGCTACAGGATATATTTGTTCTACAACTTTGTCTGTAACTGTTACAGGTGGTTCATATTATTATATTTCTACGACACCTTCAAATGGTTATAATTATCTATTAATATATCTTCCAGGAACAGGTACTACTACATACACTGTTACATTTTCAGGTCTAGCTACATTTAAAGTTGGTCTTTTAGTTATTGGAGGTGGAGGGGGTGGAGGACGTAGTGGTTATTCTTATAATGGATATGGAGGTGCTGGAGGAGGGGTTTATTATACTCCACAACAAAATAATGGATTTACATTCACAAATAGTACATATACAGTAGTAATAGGTGGTGGAGGTACACGTAATAGTTCATCAGCAGGAAATACTGGTAGTTCTACTACTGTTACTGGTAATATGAATGGAACAGTAGGTACAATAACATCAACTGGTGGTGTTGGTGGATCATTTTATGATTCTGAGCATGAACTAGTACCACTAGGAGGAACATCTAGTTTTTCAGGAACAATAGGAAGTACAGTAGCCGTTTCTGCTTCTGGTGGTGCAGGTACAAAAACAGGTAATACAACTTTCAACGCTGGTCCAACTATTACATTAGAAACAGGTTCTATAACAACTACAGGCTCAGGACCACCTATACCTTGGCCTACAATAGTTTCTGGGGGTACTTTTGCTGATGGTGCAAATTCTAGTCCTGTTTTGGGTGGGGGTAATCCTGGTACATATTATGGTTGTGGTGGAAATGGAGCGAATAATGGAAATGTTACTAGTGATGGTGGTATATATCCAGGTCAAATTGGATATGGAGGTATAGTATTTATGTATTGGAATAATACTATTAATGCTGATTTTAATAATATTTTTAAACCATTACCCGTGCTTACATTATTAAATAGTTATTCAATGACTTTTACTCTTAGTAATGTTAGTAATTCACCACCTGGACAATATATTGCTACCAATTCAACTGGACAATATGTTACTGTTGGTTGTGATTTGAATTTTTTTGTTTCATCAAATTATGGTAGTTCATTTACTACTGTAAGTGTTGCAAATAATATATTTTGTGTAACAATGAGTAGTTCAGGTCAATATCAATACGCATGTAGCACAGGTGTTCCTGCGTGTTATCTTTATGTTTCATCAAATTATGGTGTATCTTGGTTAGCAGCACAAGCTGTAACTGGAGATAATTTTGGACGTTGGACTCAAGCAGTTGCTTGTGATGCCACAGGACAATATATTATTACTGCAGATGGTGGTCAATTCGGTAATAATTCACAATATTATTCTAAAAATTTTGGTGTTAATTGGACAAATGTCAGTGGTGCAGATGTTTATACACGTGGTAGTTGTACAATAAATAATACAACATTTATGAGTTATGCATTAACTGGTCCAAATCCATATTATCAACCAATTTTATTTTCTTATGATTTAGCAGCAGCAACAGTATCAGAAGTTGCAGTTACTAATATGCCTTATATGGGTAAATGGATTACTAGTAGTGGTAATGGAAGTAAACTATTTTATACAAATGTAAACAATCAAGGATTTTATTCTTCTACTGGTCTTCCAAGTGGTTTTGGTAGTGCATTGACATTACCCGCTACCTTTGTTTCTGTATGGTATAATTCAGCAGGAACATATTTATGGGGAGCAAGTTCAACAACAATTTATTATTCAAAAGATAATGGAAGTAGTTGGACATCTATTTCTACAAGTTTGACAAATATTTATGGTGTAAATATTTCTTCAAATAATAATTATTTGTATTTAGTAACACAAACTGGAAGTATTTATAAGTTAGATATTTCGTCTTAAATCTTCACTGGTATAATATATTGGAAATTTTTACGTTCTTGAAATAGTGCCAGAATTTCTTTTTCCATATTTGCGACTTCGATACGTTCATATATTTTATTGTCGGGGTGTAAAACTATCAAAAACATTCCTGAAATTTTCAATCCGTATTTTTCTTCCAAAATTGCTTTATAAATCCCTAATTGAAGACTATAATGCCAGAAATTCAAATTGGGAATACCTTTCAAACAAGGTCCTGTAGCAAAATCACAAAAATTATCATCATATTTTATCTCTTTGGATCGTTTCCAATCATAAATATAGAAATCACCATTTCGATCATCTTGAAAAACCATGTCGATTGATCCTGAGATTTTTAGATCTTCATGATATACCATCCATTCTGTACGGTATGCTTTTAACCAAGGAAAATCTTCGACGAATTTTTGAAAATATTGGTATTCTATACTACTATTTTCTACCGAAAGTCCATTATAAAAATGCTCTATGTCCAAGTGCATTTTGGTTCCTGCAGAAGAAGCCGCAACCCGATTGGTTTCCCATTCGGCTTCAATACTTTCTCGACTACGTCCATAATATTTATATTTTGGATCTGATTGTTTGGGACTTTTCAAAATTTTGTCTAGAATCATGGAAGAATCGAAATGTGGGAATTGTTGATGAACCCATGTAGTCACTGAAGTATATGTTCCACGTTCTCCAAGAACAGTATATATATGTGGACCTTCTTCGAAAGAAATATTAATATCTCTAGGATGCGCATTTTTTTGGGATAGATCGTTTTGTGTGGGTTTTGTGAGTTCTATGAGTTCTGTGAGTTCTGTGAGTTCTGTATTGTCCATAATATGTTTGATAAATAATATATTATTGACGCACTTTTTAATCAATTTTCAAATATCTTTTATGGATTTTCAAATTTTGTATTTTTTTTCAATTCTTGAACATCTTTTTTCAAATCTTGAATTTCTTTTATTAATATTCCGATCAAACCTGTATAATTCACGGATTGATATTCCTTATCATCTTTTTCGCCTTTTACTAAGAAAGGATATATTTCTTGTAATTCATGTGCGATAACACCAATATCTTGTTTTTTTGTTATATTATTTAAATATGTTATTGGACGCAATTTATCTATGGTGAATTTTTCGTCAAGATTTTCAATATTATCTTTGATACGATAATCAGATGTTGTAGTAAAACTTGTTGCTGTGATTGTTGAAGCACAATAAACAGCTCCAGCGAAGTAAGCCCCACCACTACAATTAATTGCACCACTTGTGTTGCTAATTGTTCCAGTTGTAGTATTTGTTGTTTTTATTACTGATGTTGTATTAATAGCGATAGCAGCGTCTAATTGAAGTCCATTAATACCAGTTGTTGAAGATTGATTATTTATTGTAAACGTTCCAGATGATGTAAGTGTTTTTCCTGATGGCACAGTCAATCCACCAGCAGCAGTAATTGCTCCTAGTGAATAAACACTTTGTCCGAAGTAAGCCCCACCACTACAATTAATTGCACCACTTGTGTTGCTACTTGTTCCAGTTGTAGTATTTGTTGTTTTTATTACTGATGTTGTATTAATAGCGATAGCAGAGTCTAATTGAAGTCCATTAATACCAGTTGTTGAAGATTGATTATTTATTGTAAACGTTCCAGATGATGTAAGTGTTTTTCCTGATGGCACAGTCAACCCACCAGCAGCAGTAATTGCTCCTAGCGAATAAACACTTTGTCCGAAGTAAGCCCCACCACTACACTGAATCGCACCACTTGTAGAACCAGATGATGGTGTAGCATTTAAAATAGTAAGTATACCTGTTGATGTTGTTCCTCCCATATAAATATTTTTCGCAAAATAAGCACCCCCACTACAAATAATTGCACCAGTTGTATTACCACCTTCTGTAGTACTAGTAATAAGTGTATTTCCTGATGTATATAGATTACCACTAATAAAGGTGTTACCATTTATATAAATATTACCACCAATATAAGGTAATCCTCCACTACCTGTTCCTACTAATACACCATTCATATAAATTCCACCAGTAACTGATAAATTACCTCCTACAAAAGAATTTCCGGTTACCCAATGATTACCACCGATTCCAACACCTCCAGTAACTGTAAGTGCACCTGTTGTGCTCGATGTAGATGCTTTATTATTAAGAATGATTACATTACCAGTAAGAGTTGTATTTCCTATTGTATATAGATTCCCACCAATAAATGTGTTTCCACCGATTCCAACACCTCCAGTAACTGTAAGTGCACCTGTTGTGCACGATGTAGATGCTTTATTATTAAGAATGATTACATTACCAGTAAGAGTTGTATTTCCTATTGTATATAGATTCCCACCAATAAATGTGTTTCCACCGATTCCAACACCTCCAACAACAGTAAGTGCGCCTGTTGTTGTTGATTTTGATTGAGTTGAATTTGTAATACTTAATGTTCCTGAATTAATATTATCAGTAATTATAGATGGTCCCGTTAATGTATAAATGGAAGCTGCATTCAATGCTGTAAAATATTTAAGACCGTATGATGCAACAACTTTATTATTACTAACTATACCATCATAAGGACCCAAATATATCGAATAAGGACCCAAATATGTCGAATAAAATATATTCCATGTTACACCATAATCTTGTGATGTATAATAGTCGTTACCACCCGAATAATGTGCTATTTGATTTTTTCCCAAAGAATCCATAAAAATAGAATCATAGTTTAGACCATAACTAATAGGTGGTTGTGTTGTTGCCAAATACCATGTTTCACCATAATTAGATGATATATAAATTTGTGAATAATTTGTAATATTACCATCATTATAAGATCCACCTCCTATAGTTTGATATTTTCCATTATCAGATATTGTTATACAATTGAAATTAAAATTTCCGGGGTTTATTATAAGATCTGGAAATGTAGCAAGATTCCATGTTACACCAATATCTGACGAATAATATACACCATAACTACATGCCCCCGTTTGATATTTTCCATCACTAGACATTGCTATAATACCCCATCGTGAATTTAGACTATTACCAGTAATACCCCATGTTTGTCCATAATCAATTGATCTATAAACTTGTGTGTCGTTCGTTATTACTAATTGAATAGCTCCATTACTAGACATTTTTATGATTGTGTTAGTTCCAGTAATATTACTTAATGGGGTTGTCCATGTTACACCATAATCAGATGATATATTAACTGGACACCCATAACCCATGACACTTTGGTATTTTCCATCATAAGATATTGCTATTGAATATGAACCAGCAGTTGTAATTATTGATTGTGATGGTCCTGATAAACCCCATGTTTTCCCATAATCCGTTGATCTATAAAGTGTTGTTGATGATTGACTTTGATTACCTCTTGCTAAAAGTTGATATTTTCCATTTCCAGATATTCCTATAGCTGAATCGGTTGTTATTGGAATAACACTTTGGGATATTATAAAATCGCCATTTAAATAAGGAAAAGGTAAAACAATACTATCACTAGTAGCATTTAATGATCCCATCAAATAAGCACTTTGTCCAACGAAATCACCTACTATTGTAATCCCTTTTCCCAAATAAACATCTCCACCAATTCCAACACCTCCAGTAACTGTAAGTGCACCTGTTGTGCTCGATGTAGATACTTGATTATTGAGAATGGTTACATTACCAGTAAGAGTTGTATTTCCAATTGTATATAGATTTCCACCAATAAATGTGTTACCACCTATTCCAACACCTCCAGTAACTGTAAGTGCACCTGTTGTGCTCGATGTAGATCCTTGATTATTCAGAATGGTTACATTACCAGTAAGAGTTGTATTTCCTATTGTATATAGATTTTTACCAATATAAATATTACCACCGATTCCAACACCTCCAGTAACAGTAAGTGCTCCTGTTGTTACTGATTCTGATTGAGTTGAATTTGTGACACTAATTGTTCCTGAATTATTAATTGTTCCTGAATTATTAATTGTTCCTGAATTAATAATATCAGTAATTATAGATGGTCCCGTTGATGTATAAATGGAATTTGCATTCAATGCTGTAAAATATTTAAGACTATATGATGCAACAAACTTATTATTACTAATACTACCATTATCGTAAGGACCCAAATATGTTGAATAAAATGTAGTCCATGTTACACCATAATCTTGTGATGTAGAAAAGAGATTACTACTTAAATCAATAAACGACCCGCCTTGAGAATAAAAATAATGTGCCATTTGATTTTTTCCCGAAGAATCCATAAAAATAGAATCATGAACTCGTGGTGGATCAGTATCAAGTGGTTGCATTGTTGCCAAATACCATGTTTGTCCATAATTAGATGATATATACAATTTTGTATTTGTTCCTTCTCTCCCCCCACCTATAGTTTGATATTTTCCATTATCAGATATTGCTATACAATTTCCATAAAAAAGTGATGTGTTTACCGGAAATGTAGCACGATTCCATGTTACCCCAAAATCTGATGAATAAGATACACCAATAACAGTAATTATTGTTTGATATTTTCCATCACTAGAGATTGCTATACTATAATAATTATATCCCGTATTTATACTAATAAAATTCCATGTTTCACCATAATTAATTGATTTGAAAATTCCATTTTGCGTATTTACTACTTGAATCGCTCCACTACTAGACATTTTTATCATTTTACCTTCTTGGGTAATATTACTTGATGGTGTTCTCCATGTTACACCGTAATCAGACGATATGTAAACTATAGGGCTATTAACACTTAATACACTTTGGTATTTTCCGTCATAAGATATCGCTATTGAATAATAATAAGACGTTGTGATAATTATTTGTGATGGTCCTGATAAACCCCATGTTTTCCCATAATCTGTTGATCTATAAAGTGTTGATGTTGATCCACTCGAAAGAGCTAATGCTATAAGTTGATACTTTCCATTACCAGATATTCCTATTTCTGAATCGGTTGTTATTGGAACAACACTTTGGGATAGTATAAAATTACCATTTAAATAAGGAAAAACACTACCATCGCTAATAGTATTTAATGATCCCATCAAATAAAGATCACCACCAATTCCAACACCTCCAGCAACAGTAAGTGCGCCTGTTGTGCTCGATGTAGATACTTGATTATTGAGAATGGTTACATTACCAGTAAGAGTTGTATTTCCAATTGTATATAGATTTCCACCAATAAATGTGTTTCCACCAATATAAATATTACCACCAATTCCAACACCTCCAGCAACAGTAAGTGCGCCTGTTGTGCTCGATGTAGATTCTTCGTTATTGAGAATGATTACATTACCAGTAAGAGTTGTATTTCCTATTGTATATAGATTTCCACCAATAAATGTGTTTCCACCAATTCCAACACCTCCAGCAACAGTAAGTGCGCCTGTTGTGCTTGATGTAGATTCTTCGTTATTGAGAATGATTACATTACCAGTAAGAGTTGTATTTCCTATTGTATATAGATTTCCACCAATAAATGTGTTTCCACCAATTCCAACACCTCCAACAACAGTAAGTGCACCTGTTGTTGTTGATTCTGATTGAGTCGAATTTGTAATA